ATGGCTTTAACTGAAGTGTGGCTGAAAGCTAATAACGGCAAGGCACGTGATAAAGTTGAAGAAATAGCAGATCGGGATTCAATGAGTGTCAGAGTCTCACCTAAAGGTAAAATTGTTTTTCAGCTTCGGTACCGTTTTGCTGGAAAAGCTGAACGTTTAGACCTTGGTACCTACCCTCATATCTCTCTCAAAGATGCACGTGTAAAAGCTAGTGAAATGCGTTCACTATTAGATAAGGGAATGAATCCTAAAGTTGAGGTTCGTGTACAGCAGCAAAAATACATCGATGCAAGCACATTTGAAGATGTCTTTAATGACTGGTATGAAAGTTATTGTCTAAAGAAAAAGACTTCTGCACAGCAAATTAAAAACACCTTTGAACAACATGTCATCCCTGAAATTGGTGATTTACCAGTTGACCGCATTACTCTGCAACAATGGTTGGCCTTACTTGAAGAATTAGCTGATGATGTACCTTCGATCGCAGATCGGGTATTAACGAATGCAAAACAGGTTCTAAAATGGTCTAAAAAAAGACAATTGCTTGAAGTGAATGTCTTATCCGATATCTATGCTAAAGAAGATCTAGGAATTGAAAGAAATAGAGGTACCAGATTTCTTTCGGATGAAGAAATTAAAATGGTTTTGATGGCTATTGAAGAATCAAATATTTTGCCTAAAAACAAAATTTTCTTAAAACTATGTTTAATGTTTGGTTGTAGAAATGGCGAACTCAGAAAAGCCAAAAAGACAGATTTCGATTTAAATAGAAAGGTTTGGATTGTTCCTGTAGTAAACAATAAGACTGGCAAGAAAACTGGCCGTGAAATTATTCGCCCTATTTTGCCTGAAATGGAGGCATTAATTGTCGAGGCTTTTGAATACAGCACATGTGAGTACTTCTTAACTAATGACAGTGAAGCAACCCCTATGAGCCATGGTTCTTCAAATTCATTGCCTGGTTATGTAATGGAACGCCTTAGAAGACATCATGATTATCACATGAAACATTGGTCGCTTCATGATCTACGAAGAACTGCTCGTACTAATTTCAGTGCATTTACATCGCGTGATGTTGCACAACTCATGATTGGCCATGTAATGTCTGGTGAACAAGGCACATATGATTATTATGAGTACCTACCCCAGCAAACTGAAGCATATGCAAAATGGTTAGAAAAAATTAAATTACTTACTAAATAATTGAGAATTAAGAAATGAAATATTGGGTTTACTTTTATATCGAGCATACAATTAAATATGGTGAACCTTTCTATAAAGAATCTGGGTGGTCTTTGGGTTTTAAGAATAATTATATTGTTGTAAGTTTGATGCATAGCTGACGAAGGTTTATTAAATAATTTTAGAGGGATCTTAAAATGTGTGCTAATTACGAACCAATACATTTTATAAAACGAAACAAGTCTATTTTGCTTCGTTTTATATAAATTAAAAATATATTTATTTACATTGGCTCAACATATCAAGTTTGTTATTTACTACCTTAGTTTTTACATCCAGCAAACTTAACAAACTTGGGAATAAATTATCCTGACTTAACTTTTGTTTAGTTTTTTGGCTTAAACAATTCACTTGAGCAAGATTATGTTGTTTCCAACTTTCAGAGAACCACATAATCATTGGTACATGTGTTTGTTGGCTCGGTGCGATTGCATAAGGTGAACCATGTAAATATAAACCATGTTCTCCGGTTGATTCGCCATGATCAGATAAATACCATAAACCTGTCTGATATTTTGATATTTCTTTTAGAGTATTAATCATTTGGCTTAATACATGGTCTGTATATACAATTGTATTATCATAACTATTTAGCAATTCAGTTTGCGAACAGCCCTGTATCGCATTAGTATCACAATTCGGTTTAAAGGGTTGATATGCCTCAGGTGCACGCTTGTAATATGCAGGCCCGTGACTACCCACTTGATGCAGAACAATCAAACGTGGACGATCATCATCTTTGGCAATAGTAGCCAAATACTGCTTTAAGCTGTCAATGAGAATGTCATCATAACATTCGCCATCTTTACACCATTTTTTCTTTAAGTTTTCTGGAATTTGGTATTGTTCAACGCGATCACATGCACCTTTACAACCCGAGTTATTATCAATCCAAGTCACTTGGTAACCCGCACGTTTTGCAATATCTAATAAACCTTCGCGGTGACTAGCTAATTGCTCATCATAATCTACACGTGGCATACCCGAGAACATACATGGCACAGAAACAGCTGTCGCCGTACCGCATGAGCTCACTTGCGAAAAGTTGAAAATATCTTGTTTAGAAAGCTCCGGATTCGTATTTTTTGCATACCCATTTAGAGAGAAACTTTCGGCACGTGCCGTTTCACCGACAACAAGTATCATTAACTTAGGGAGGTTCTTTTGTACTTGCTGAACTTGATGAGCATCTTGTCCATATATCACAAGAGGCAGATTTTTCTTCGGAGCCTTCTTATGATAGTAAGACATAAGCGATGAAATACTATTTTGCGGTGAAATCATCCCTTTTAAATCACGATGCTCACGAAATATTGCAGCGAAATCGACATAGTAAGTAAAAAGTAAAACACCGACCACTGCAAATGAAGCTACCAGTGAGAATACTTTCTTCAATAACAACCGTGATGCTTTTTCTTGTTTAAATTTAACTTGAGTAATTAAAAAAATGGGCAAAATAACAAAAAAAACTGTCCATAAAACAAGGCGTAAAGAGATTAGATCGGTAACTTCCGAAACATCGGTCTGCACCATATTTTGAATTTGGTCGGGTGAAATAATGATACCCAATGTGTTTACAAAATAAGAGCTAAAGCCACCAATAAATATCAATAAAATTGCAAAGATTTTGGCAGTCCATTTCCAATTTATTAATTGAAAAATTAAATTATATGCCGCTATTAAAATAACTAATGTCGCCCCTAAGAAAAGAACTGACTTAATACCATTATAAGGTGTAAGTTGATGGATTTTTTTAAAAAAACCTATATTCAGAAATAAACCTAGCCAGATAGATAAAAGCAAATTAAAATTTAATAGTGTAATATTATTACATATCTCTTTGAATTTTAAAAAATTTACTAGCATTTGAAAACCACTAAATATTAAAAACTCGAAATCTTAGCTAGTAAAACTTAAATAGAAATTAAAAAATGAGCTTAGTAACCAATAAGAATACAAAGCTATATTATTAAAAACAAATCTTTAAGCTCATCTTAATTTTAAAAATTTATTGTTTGATAAATTTATCATTTGAGACTCTTAGATGAATAATTCAAGTCATGAAATGAGTGAGTATATAACTAAAGTCCCCCAAGTTACCCTTCTATTCTGGATTACTAAAATCTTCGCAACTACTTTTGGTGAAACTGGCGGAGATAGTTTTTCAATGTCATTGAAACTTGGGTATTTAACTAGTACTTTTATTTTTGCCATAGTTTTTATTATCTTATTGATCTGTCAAATTAAGACAAAAAGTTATAAACCATATTTATATTGGTTTACCATTATTGCGAGTACAACTGTTGGTACAACATTAGCAGACTTTGTCACTCGATCTTTAGGTATTGGCTATAGTGGAGGAAGTAGCTTACTCCTCGGCTTAGTCATCGTCTCATTATTGGGTTGGTATAAAGTTGAAGGCAGCGTCTCCCCTCATACCGTTAATAAACCTAAATCAGAAGTCTTTTATTGGTTAACAATTACCTTTAGCCAAACTTTGGGTACAGCTCTTGGTGACTGGTCAGCAGATACGATTGGATTAGGCTATAGTGGCGGGATTGCTCTTTTCTCAGCACTCATTTTATTGATGGTGTTTTTGTATAAATTCACTTCTGTTTCACGAACATTTTTATTCTGGAGCACTTTTATTTTAACTCGTCCTTTGGGTGCTGTAGTTGGAGACTTTCTAGATAAGCCCCTTTCCGCTGGAGGTTTAGACTTAAGCCGTTTTGCAGCATCAGGAGTAATATTAGTTGCTATTTTAATATGTATTTATTTTAGTAAAAATAATCAGTTAGGTAATGTAAAAAATGCATAAATTGTAAAAGCTCTCCTCAGAGGGCTTTCACACAAATACCAACACTCACATTGTTATTGATCGTATGAGCTGTGCATCCTGAAAATAGAATGCACAGCAGTGTGATTGTGAAAGCTATCTTTGAACGTCTGTATTGAAAGAAAGTCATATAACAACCCGATTGGCAATCCAACCATAGAAAAACTGTTCCTGCTTTGGATTACGCTCACAGATTTCAATGTAGCGTTGTCCTTGCATAATATTGAGAACTCGCACCAGAACTTTCTCGCCTTCTTTCCCGCGTTTGGCCAGATAGGTTTTTAGAGCTCTAAGAGTTTCAGATCCATAAACACCATCAACCTCTAAATCTGCATATCCAGCTTTACCTTGGTTGTTTAGTAAGTTCAAAGCACGTTGTAAAAGAGGTTTTGCAAAACTGGTACCGCAATTCACACCAGTGTCTAGAAGCTCTTCAGCTACAGCAGAAGAAATGATATTCACCTGATCAAAACGTGGGGCTGTCCAATAGTTTTTGCGATAAATTGCTTTGGCCACTTCAAGAGGCAAATCTTTCATATTGCCCTTATAGCCGCTTGCACGTGCGACCGCTTCAGTAATACCGAACTTTGTTGCACCGCCCCGATCAGCAGAATTATTTACATATCCACCTTCACGTTTAATTAACTCATCAAGATATTGTTCAATATTCATCTCAGTTTCCTTTAGATATAAAAAAAACCGCCCGAAGGCGGCATTAACTGTTTTCAATGTCTTTTCTGGCTTTTTTAAACTCTTTGATCACTTCAACGATCGTTTTACCTTCCTGTTTATCTATAAAATTAAAGATCCAACGGACTAAAGCCCAACCGGGTAATCCACAAACAAAGAAGAATCCACCAAGTGCGATCATCCCCCATACATCAGTAACCCATTCATGAAGTCCCCACTTCACAATAATGAATGAACCGCCAGCAAGACTTGATACAACAGTACAGATCAAGCCCACTGCCCACTCTTGTGGTGAGCGCGGCATACGTGTCATTAATACAACTGCTGCAACCAAACCGACTGCTAAAGTCACCATGATTGCAATCCCATATAATTTTAAAAGTGCTGTAAAACCGCTAGTGGAAACTGGTTCCATTGATATCTCCAGATATTTTTAGACAATAAAAAAGCACCCGAATTGGGTGCTCAAAGTTCTTTTAAGGTTTAAAGGGTTTGTAAGATTTTCCCCCCATTAATCAATTGAGTTGTAAGCGGTGCCACCCCAACAATTGCAGGTCCACCCGGCCCCGGCTGGCCTTCAGTCGTTCCATGGTATTGCCAATTCCATGTTCCATCATTGGTGGACTTGGTGCCACGTTCGCCCCAGTTTCCACCATCACCTGATAATGGAGACCCATAACGGTCATTTTGGGTTCGGTAACCTTTACCGGGCACCGAAGCTTCAGCATCAGTGATTTTCATAACCAATAAATAACTCTCCAGATAGAGGCGATAATCTTGTGAGTCATTTGAAATCGGCTGTCCAGTCATGACCCGACCAAATGGTGCTCCAGCACCACCAGGAATTCCCTGAACCCCATAAGATAATCCAGTGTAAATACCACTTGGTGTTGCTCCACCACCTGAGCCACCTCGAGCTAACGTCCCTCCATCGATAATCAGGTTTAGTTTGCTGTGTCGATTCAATAAACCGGGTGCTCCCTGAAACCCATCACGACGGGTTTTGGTAAAATTGAAGTCTGAATCTTTTTCCCAATCTCCGTAAGCTAGATGTGGCAACCCGCCATCTCCACCACGTCCAACAACAGCACCTTTAATAGTCAAATTTACCACGAGATCAGGTGGGAACTCCCCTGTATCTATCGCTGGTAATTCAGTTGCAGCAGGAACGATATACTCTCGTTTTGCAGGACTAGATTTGTAGTCGAATTTATAGACAAATCTGGTTTCCGGTCGATAAGAACTTGAACTTGAAACCAGTGCACCTGCTTCAACTACAAAACTGATTTCTCCAGTCGTTGGTAAATCCCCTCTTTGCATCTGATATAAACGTGCCAGATTAATATCCAGCTGGTCATATCGAATGTAAATCGGTGAATCATCTACTGGCACATCAATAAAGTCCTTGTCATTGAGGTAATAACGTTCATCGTAATTAATTGCCGTAATGGCATTAGAGAACTGGTCAGCCGGTTCTCTTTTTGCAACCAGATAAGGCAATGAGCCTTTGGTATCGTCATTAACCACGGTGTAGATAGTATTCACAAAGTCATCGGGACTAAGCTTTAAGGCCCCGTTCGGTAAACGGCCTAAAACCACCTTGTTCTTGGCAGATCCAGCGGTAACAGGAATAAGGTCCACTGTGCCATCCCCCATTTGCAGATAGATCACATAGCTCTTGCCAGCTATGAAATCTACATCATGGCTTAAGGTGAGGATTAAACCTTCTTGCTGTACCACTTCCCCGCTTTGATGAATACCATTGCGATAATCAGCTACAGCGATCCGGTCACGTAAAACCAATAATTCTGATTCAGGTGCTGCATCAAAGGTAATGGATTTGCGCTGGAAGCGAAGCTTGTTCCAAAGCCGGTACGCATTGAAATGCGCTTGCCACTTGTTTCGAACACCAACAGATTTCACTTCTTTAGGGTTTTTGGCTCCTTTATCCGGTAAATAGATATTGATACGGCTATCGTCGGTCGGATCCGTGTATTCATAGATCAGTCCATCGTAGTCATTCATCACGCCAAAGGTAAGGTCATGCTTGTAACTATCCGGAATGATATTCCTGAAGTTAAACAGCATTACCGAGTTATCAGTTGGACGTTCAAAATAAAGCTTGAGCTTATTGTTTTGCCGATATGCAGTACAAAATACGGCATCACAAAGATTGGTAACCAGCTCTTCAAAAGACAGGTTTGTATCATCAATTGTGGTGCAGAACTCAGCCGCAAGTGGCGTACCAAAATAATCAACTACATCGTTATAAGTCCGATAGATATTTTCCAGATCTATTTCGTCGATCGTACGGCGGCCAATCTTGTCGTCCAGTGCCATTGAGACCAGCGCATCAGCAAAGCTAGACGTTGGATATAGCTCTGTTGTCATTGCCCCGTTTTTATAAGTCGGCAACATTCGCTGGAGATCAAAATTGATCTTGCGTGATTTAACAGATAAAGCTCCAGTGGTTGCATAAGTACGCGCACGAAAAACCGTTTCATGTTCATACACTGTGCTTTGTAAAGGATAAGCACCATAAAGCGCCTGCCACTTTACTTCATCAACAACTGTTGTGACTGCCGGAGTCGGAGTTAAACGGCGTGCACGGACACTACAACGCCCCTGAAACGTGACCATATCAAGTGTTGCACCAACGGTCTGACGTGACTTTGCCGAACCCTTCAAAATGATCTGTTTCAGCATCGGATTACCAATCGCTGCACCAGATTCATTTACCGGTGTTACCTCAACTTCAATCGTGACGTTTACAGCTCCCTGATTTCCACCTGAAGAAACGGTATAAAGTCCATTGGTGGCCACAAAATTACACAGCACCCGACTACGTTCAACATTGTCCAGAATGAATGGACCAATCCATTTTTCACCTATTGAACTGATCTTTGGTGACAAAGCTGCAGTTTGTTGGTTATTTAACTCTTTAAGCTTTAACCAGTTAGCATTAACGGCCGCCGGATTTGATAACGTCATACGGTCATCAGCTACCGATAGAACGCTATAAGTACCATTTAAATCAAAAGTCTGGCCATTAAACGTGAATGAGGCATTGGTGATTTCTACGCGGTCATTACTTACAAACTTAGTGGTTAAATCTGTGTTGTTTGCCGTTGCCCGAAGAATCTCGTTTGGATATGCAAAATGAAGGTAGTTCGTACCTTCTAAAGATTGTGTATCAGCAGGACGTAAAACTTGGCCATTAACAGAAGTTTGATGCTGAACCGTTAGTGGCGGCGTGGTAATTTCGGTACCAAGCGAGAAATATGGCTCACCTGAAACAATATCTACACCTGGTCGAAAGACTTCTACCGATGCGCCAGCAATATCGACAATATTGGTTTCACCGTCATAAGCTCCATTGATTTTATAGTGTCCACGCCCAATACAGCCCACTACATGCTCAACTTCAACGTTGTTTTCATATACCTTGTAAGGTACTGCGATTAGGTCGGGAGTATTCCACCCAGCTCCATAGTTATCAGCAATACGACCATTCACCCGGATCTTGTTTTCCCGGTTAGAAAGTTCATTGTTTGCTGAAGAAGACTGGTTAGTATTTTGAGTCGTTTGTGCTATTGATGGCGTCGGCATTAAAAATGCGATCGCAATACTAATCACAATCGAAACAATAGCCGCGACCCATTTAGGGTTCTCAACAACGATAAAAGTGCCCGGTAAGAAATCAAGCTGCTTTAAGTCATATGCATTCTTCGGTGTGACTTCATTCGCAAATGAAATTTCGGCATGATCCATATTGCTTGTAGTATGAAAGATACGCACATGTTCAGGCATATGTTCATATTTTGAAGTGAGCCATTGCCCAATGGTTTGAGCCTGCTCAATTGTCTTTTCTTCAGACAAAGCGTCTTTTTTATAAATAACTTTAATCATAATAACTGACCCGATTAAACCCCATTCCCATCACAACCTCTTCAGGCAAATAAGTGACTCCGCTTTCCATGAGGTGAAGAATCTTTTGCCCACGAAAAAGCCCCACATGCGGGGGCTTATTTCTTTGTCTAGGATGGAAGGCGACTATGCATCCTTCCTTGGGCATGGGCAGCGGATTTAAAAGTTTTAACCGTGAAGATAAAAAAGTAATTTTGCCCTTAGGCTGCATAAAGAGTTCAAGCGCTTCCGCCCGATCTATACCGTATAGGTCCATTGCAGCTTCATGAACAAAGTGAACACAATTGTAGTGTTCATCGTCATATTGCCTATCAAGCAAATGATCGTGACTTTTCATATAGCCCCCTTCAAGCCACTAAAGCGATCCAGTGCAAAGATATCTCCGGTTTTAGTGGTATTTAATCGCGGCGATTCAGCCTTGAATGTCACAGCCTTATGGTTCATGGCAACACTGGAGAGTTGCAGTCCAAGTAAATAAAACATTGGAGAATTCAGATTGTCTGAACTGTAAATCCGGTAATTTACTGTTGGCTTTACATCTGGATATTGGCCTTCGATTACCCGTTCAAACTCATCAGGCATTACATCACCTAAACCAGATATAGAGACTGTTAAAGTCTGGTCCAGATCACCCAGCATTCCGGATCTTTGAATAGATGCTGGCAAAAATTCATAATAGACCTGACCGGATCCTTCCTTATGTTGTACATAGACACCTCGGTCATCATTACGGACTACCCGATAAGTATTCATAAAAGAAGGATGTGATAGCTCAATACACTCCAGTTGATAGACATCAACTTTCCGATTGAAAAAGAACTTGGCATATTCGTTATCCATTAGACCTCCCAATCTTTAATTAATGCTATATCGGCATTCAGGTTAGGCTGGTTTTGAACAACTTCGAGTTGTGCATTTACCCGGTAAAGGTTGCCATTCACCTCATTGGTCTTGAACGAGTTCGGAATGAAGTTACACAGGTATTGCTGACGTGTTCCCTGATCAATCACCAGATCCGCATAAAATGAGGCTGGTTTATTCTGGTAGACCCGCCAGAACGCCATCATTTTATTGAAATCGGTTTTACTTAAATTCCAGTTCACATCAACAATGTGGCTATTACGTTTTACATCGATGTAATAGCGACCACGTCCTCCATCCATCTGCTGACGCTTAACATCATCACCCGGTGTTACGCCATAGCCGCTGGTCTGAGGATTTAGCTTTAACTTGTACATAACTTTCCTTCAGGTAATAAAAAAGCCCCAAAGGGGCTTTAAATAATAAGAATCTACAATTTATAAGTTGCCTAACCGTTCCATTTCTTCCCAACTATAATCAGTCAACCAATAAGGTTCGCCTTCTAATTGATCATATTCACGAAGAGGTCTTCGGGCTTCAACCATTTGCCATGGTAAATCAACCACAGCTATTCTAACTGGTACATAATCATTGAAATACTCGTAAAAATAAATTGCGCTCTCTACTGCAGAATCAAATTGTCTAAAGTACTTTAAAAATATATTCGTATTTTCATTTTCAGATGGTTCCGTCAATTTTGATTTACAGAAATCCATAATCTCTTTAGTTTTATTAATATCTTCATATCGAACATACTTTTTATATAATCTATTAAGTACCAAAGGCCACTCAAAATCATTTGGAAATTTTAAAGATAATTTTGTGAGTGCTTCAAAGAACTTCTGTAGATCATTAGGAACACCTGATACATATATACTACCACCACCCCAGAATCCAACCTCACTTTGATGCATCGTAATTTCCCCTATTTAATAAAGTAGTTAGAACTTAAGAAATTGGTTTAATTACGGTTTCTTTACCATCTTCAAAAATCTCTTTCACTACAAACTTGCAGTAGGCTCCATCTTGAGATGGTTCAGTCAGTAAAGCTGGATTCACAAAATCTTTGATCTGTTTAACACGGATCAATTCATAATTTCCATTTCTTTCCAACTGATAGTCCATTTTTACATCACAACTATACATAGTAGTTGACCCAATAACAGAAGTAAGCCTGAAAGTTAACTTCTTATTTGCGGGTACTTTAAACTCAAAAAACTCTTCACCATTATTTAAACTGATTGTTGGCTTAGGCATATTCAATGTTTTTGGCTCATGCATTGAGCCATACTTTGTTAAATTATTTGTTATCTGCTTCGTTATAAGGTTTTTAGAAATTTTTTCACCCTTATTATTTTGATAACTAATATAGAACTGCACCATGGGTACATTACTTCTATAAACCCTTAAATTCGCTGTATCACCTGCTATTTCATCTTGATACATATTTGTAGATCTTACGAGATTATTTACCGCAGGAATGGCACATCCCGTAAGGCTTAAAAGTATTGTCGGAATTACAATTATTTTTTTCATGTCATAACCATCAATTTAAATGCAAATAGACTCTATCACCTTGAAATTTAAATATTATGAAAATGAACCCTCCGAAAAGGGTTCAAATCATTAAGTACGATTCCGTCTTGCTGTCGTATTCTCAGTCAAAGACCGACTAATGGTTGAGTTTGGATTTGCGATTTGGTCACTTACAAGTTTCGGTACCTTTCTTGGAAGCTGCTTATCCAGTTCATCTGTAACAATGATCCGGACTGTTTGCTCATCCAGTTGTTCAGCTTCAACAGTTGCACCGCTGACTTGATTCACGACTTCAATCTTGAAATTGATTATCGGTGAAGCAGGCTCAATTGAAGGCATAATCTCAGCTTGAGGTCGAGCAGCTTTACCCATCGTGAAGTCTTGAACATCATCCAGATTTGAACGATCCTGAACTAAACCACTGGATGAGAAGTAGACCTTGCCATCATGGAATAAGTCAGAATTTGCCGAAGACGCCAACTTAGGTGTGTCTCTATTACCTTTATAGATAATCTGAGTATCTTGAACCGGTTGATTAAAGATGTCAGCTTGCTTTTGGCTTTCTATAAAGGCATTAGAACTCATCAATGCACGGCGCATGACACTATCAGCCGAGGCATTGTTATTGAGAAAAGCTTCAGGGTTTGCACTCTTACGCATTTTCTCAACTAAACCAACTCCGCCCCATCTTTTAATGTCTTCTTGGGACCAGACCACCTCTCCTTTATGGACAATACCTGCAGGCTGATATTTCCCACCAGATCCAGTGTAACCACCGTCAGCAAAGCCTTGATCTTTGATTGCCCGGATGTTTGCAATGATGCTTGCACCCTGTGCAACAGCTCCAGCGATTAATGGAATGTTAAGAGGAAAACCAGCTTTTGAAGCTGCTGCAATATTTTGCTGAATCGCAATACCGGCAGCTGCAATCGCATAAGCTTTATCAGCGGCAAACATGATCTTGTATGCTTTAGATTGCTCTCCAAACATTGAACCAAACATTGATGTAAGTGAACCCATCATTTGGCCACCAAATGCAATTTGGGTGTTCAAGCGGTCTTGCTGGTACTTATCTTCAATATCCTGAGCATTCTGAGCATATTCGGCAGCAATCTGATTGCGTTGGTCCTGAGCAGCTTGAATGATTGCTGTTTTCTGGTTTTCGAAGTCCTGTTGCTTAATGAGTCCTGCTTCCATTTGTGCATTTAAAGTATCTAAACCATTTTTTTCATCAAGATCAGTAGCAGCAAATTGACTATCTGCTAAATCATTTGCAGCATTTAAACGGCTAAATCGTTCCTGATCCTGTCTGAAAAATTCTCCGGTACCATTCATATCCGCTTGGATACCACCCCAGTTTTGAGCAGCATTATTCACTTTATCGCGTGTCTCTTTATCCTGATTGGCTTTAGATAATGCGATTAGCTTTTGCCGCTCTTCTATAGAAAGCTTGGTATTCTTAAGAATTTCCTCCCGTTCGAGTCTGTAACGTTCCTGCATGGCTTGGGTTTCAGAAAGCAATGATAAACGTGCCTGAAATAAACGCTGTTCCTGAGCTAATTGCATTAACCCAAGTTCTTGCTTTAATTGTTGAGCTAATAGATCAACAGCCTCTTTACGCTGATCTTTAGTTAAATCTAGGTCATGCTCGGCCTCAAACTGACGCTTGGCATAGCTATCTTTTAATATTTGCTCTTCCGTCTTTGTGTAGTCTCGGAATGAATCAAGCTTAGTCTTTGTAGCTTGCTCAGCAATAGCAATATCATTATCTGCACGTGCTTGAAGTTCTGCTTTAATTTCGGCCTTGCGTTCTGGGCTAAAGTTAGCTTTATCAACATCCTCAAGTTTTTTGGCCAGATCATACCTAATCTTTGTTACTTGATTAGCAACCTCATTCTCTAATTGAAGACGAAGTTTTGCCTGCTCCTCGGCCATTTTAGTGGTATCTTGAATAAGCTTATCAAAGTCTTTTGATGAGATATCACCAGCAGAATAGCCATTAATACCAGCCATGTAACTTTGATAGTCTTTCCAGTATTGATTATTATTTTTACCAATACCTTTACCCTTCATTACATTGCCTTCACCTGCATGATATGCACGTACAGCCTTTTCTAAATCACCTTTAAAAAGCTTCAAAAGATAAGACATGTACTTAGCGGCACCTTCAGCAGATTGTGCTAAATCAGTGCGGTCTTTTACGCCATATTGCTTGGCAGTACCTTCGAGAAACTGAAATCCACCAGTGGCTCCGGTTTCTTTGTTATAGGCTTTTGCATTACCTCGAGATTCGATCATATGAATCGCGGATAATGTTCCTGATGGAAGTTTGTATTTAGACTCCAGATCTGCAAAGCCGAATTTTGAAGCATTTGCTAGGACTTTCGCATTTACATTTAGTACTTTTTGCTGATTTTTAAGCTCCTTGTTTTGCTCACGTATTGAATCAGTTCTAGCATCCGTGATGGCTTTGATTGATTCTTCTGCTTTCCAAGTATCCGTTAATGCTTTCATAGCCTCTCGGTCTGCTGCCTTAAGACCCTTAGCTAATGAATCTTTATAAAGCTTCAGTAAATCATTAGCCTGAGACTCAGAAAAACCCTTTTTCATTACTATCTCGACAAATTGCGTATCCCACAATTTATCTGCATACATTTTCTGTAAGGACTTTTGAGCCTCATCTGCAGCCTGTTTTGTATTCTTGATGGCATCAGCATGTTTCTGCTGCTCAATTGCTGCATTTTGTGCTTTGTTACCCGTTAAAGTAACTTCAATACCAAGCAATTTAATGGCTGTTTTGGTCTTATCAGCCTTTTCATAAGCTTCATTATATTTGTCGATTTGCTCCTTCAATGCATCTCTTAAGCTTGGGGGTAACTTCTGCTTAGCAAGTTGCTCCATAGCCTCCTTGTAGCTAATCGTGCCCAATCGAGCTTCATTAGAAATCCTTGTAAGTTCAACATTACCTTTACCGTAGTTTTGAATATCAATTAAAGCTGAACCAACAGCCATTTCTGTTTTTTTCAACTCCTCATTTTGAGCTTTAAAAGCCGTTGTTAAGTCATTAATAGCTTTGGTTTTTGCCTCACCTTTTAAGCCTTTTAATTCTTCAGCAGTACGGTTAGCCACTTCGGCTTGTTCAGCGAGAGTTCTATTCGCTTCTTCTGCCTTACCTTTAAAATAAGTGTAAGTTGCAGCCAGAGCGGATACACCTAAGGTAATTGCTCCAATTGGACCTCCGATAAGTCCTAATGCTCGGCTACCAATACTACCAACTAAAGAAGAAGCTGCTGAGAGGCGTGTTTGCGCAGCAGTTTGTGCATTTGTAGCAGCAGTTACTGCTGCCTGTGCTTGTGCGTATCGAGTTGCTGCCGCAGTTGCTCCAAATTTAGCTTGGGTTTCTGCATTTGTTGCTCGCACATTCGCGAGATGAGCTTTTGCTGCATTCAAAGCAGCTGTAGCTTCTGCATATTCTGCTTGAGCATTTAATACAGATGCTTGGCGGCTCGCTAAAGTTGAAGCCATTCCCTCTTTAATAGCAGCGCTCTTCATCAAAATTGCACGAGTGATATATCCAATACCAACTACTAAAGCCCCATCAGCAATTAAATCTAAATTACTTGCAAGAGTTTGAACTGATCCAGCTAATACCTGTGCCGCACCACTTCCCTTACCTGCTTCGCCAACAAATTTTGTGATCTCGTTGTTTAGGAGTGTGAGAGACTGCCCGATTGTGATATCTGTTTTAGCAAAAAGAGCATCAACATCAGATTCTACATTTCTAAGCGCTTTTACAATTTCTTGTGAAGTAATTTTTCCTTCAGCTGCTACTGAACGTAATTCACCTACAGTAATACCCATACCTTTAGCAATAGCCTTTGCTAGTGCTGGGGTTTGCTCCATTACAGAATTAAGTTCTTCTCCACGCAACGTTCCACTAGCCAAAGCCTGCCCGAATTGAACTAAAGCTGCATCAGCTGCTTCTGCACTTGCACCACTAATTGCTACAGCTTTAGAAACTGTTTCAGTTAAACGTGCTGTGTCATCCATTGTGAGGTTTAAAGTTTTGGCATTATCACTAAAACGCTGGTAGACCTGTAAAACAGAATCCCAAGCTGAATAGGTTTTTTGAGCAATTCGGAAAGTGTCTTCCGTTGCTTTATTTAGTTCAACTTGATTGTTAGTGACTAACTTAAGGCGATTTTGTAATCCAGTATATGTATCCATCTTTGAAATGGCTGAACCTACTGTTAATAAACCAGCCATGTGTCCAGCTAAAGCTCTGGTGGCTACAGACAAGCT